CAGATTCGACTCGCTGGAAAGTCTGGCGATAAAAGAATCGCTTACATCATCTTTAACGGAAAGATCGCATCGCCTCGAAAGGCTTGGCGTTGGCGTCCTTATGATGGGATCAATCAGCATCGCCATCACGCACATGTCAGCTTTACTACAAAGGGCGATGAAGACTTTACTTGGTTCAATATCCCGATGATAGGCGGCAACTAATGAATATGAAACATCCAGCAGTTATCTCACTTGGTGCATTCTTGGCCGTATGGGGTACTACATCTAACTTCGCACTCGACTATCGCTCAATCCTTGGCGCGATTGTTGCAGGCGTATTCGGATACGCGAGCCCCAAAAAATGACAGACTCAGATTTCATAACTCTTTATTTCGCCAGCCTTGCCGTCATCGGTGGCCTTGCAGGCTACGTCATCACTCATCTGCTGTCAGAAATAAAGCGACTCAATCAGCGTGTCGATGAGATTTATAACATTCTCCTTGAGCGATAATTTTTGACATGGCGCGCAAGAAGACAATCGACCTAGAGGCTTACTCTCTGCTTGAAAGTTATTGCATTGGGATTAACGAATATTTCAAAGCGCTTAGGAAGTCAGGCTTTACCGTAGATCAGGCGCTTTACATAGTAACCGCAGTCGATACTTACCCAGCCACAATCCTTCCTGCGCCTAATTGGCTTCCTGCATCACCCGACCGCATACCCTACGAGGATGACGAAGACGAGGATTAAATGAAGCGAATTGTCATAGTGAGCGACCTACAGGTTCCGTTCCACGATAGACACGCAGTCAAGAATCTAGTTAGTTTTATCAGTAAGTTCAAGCCGCACGAAGTAGTGACAATCGGCGACGAGATTGATTTTAACACGATCAGCAAATGGTCGGAAGGGACGCCCGAGGCCTATGAGCAGACTCTTGGAGATGATCGCGATGAAGCTGTTCAAGTCCTTTACGATTTACAGGTCACGCAGACCATAAGGTCAAACCATACTGATCGGCTTTACAATCAGATCATGAGGAAGATTCCCTCATTTCTATCTTTGCCTGAGTTACGCTTCGAGAAGTTTATGAGATTTGATGAGCTTGGGATCACCTTTCATAAGAAGCCATATAACATCGCTTCGGGCTGGATTGCAGTCCACGGCGACCATACCCCTATTAAGTCACAGGGGGGTCTCTCAGCCCTTGAGGCGGCCCGTAGGCACGGGAAGAGCGTCATCTCGGGGCATACTCACAGGGCAGGGCGTTCGTCCTTCTCAGAGGCCTCAGGGGGCCGTATAGGCCGTGTCCTGCATGGCGTAGAAGTGGGCAACCTTATGGACTTTTCTAAGGCAAGCTACACAAAGGGATCGGCTAATTGGCAACAGGCATTTGCCATCATGTATGTGGACGGAAAGAATGTTCAAGTGGATCTTATCTACTTTGAGAAGGATGGCACCTTCGTAGTATCAGGCAAGCGGTATGGACGACCTAGATAATGATCTAGCGCGGTCGATCGATGACCACATAGACGATGCAGAATCGTTACCATTTCGTTATCTAAATATCCTTAACGTAGGCTAGACATCTGTCATCCTTATCTCATCGGCGAAGGGCGTCGATAAGAAAGGGCAAACATGTTTGATTCAGCATTGCAGGATCTAGTGGCAATTATCGCCATATCTGCACTATGGTTTCACTTAGGCCGAATGTTCGGCATTCGCGTTGGTTATCTCAAAGGTCGCAAAGCTGTAAGAGATTACTACGCATCTAAGGAAAGGGTTAAAGTGTGAAAGCAAGTGATTTCCTCAACGAAGCAAAGGCAACAATTCAAGATCGTGGAATGGACTACGGACACCCGTCGGACAATATGTCCCGAACAGCATGTCTTTGGTCAGCATTCCTCCAAATGCCTATTACTGACTATCAAGTGGCATCATGCATGGCATTGGTCAAGCTCGCACGAAGTATGGAGTCTGCGAAAGTCGATACATACATCGACGCTGCAGCCTATCTTGCAATAGCAGGGCAACTACACACAGAGGAGAATGAACTTTATGTTTAACCTAGAAGATTATGAGACAGTAAGCGATCGAGTAGCCCGTTTTCAAAAATTGCATTTGGGAGGCAGGATTGTCACTGAGGTGGTTTCCTTAGATAATGTTAAGGGTGAAGTATTGGCTAAGGCTGAGGTCTATCGTGAGCATGAGGACATTCAGCCTGCAGGAGTAGATTATGCTTTCGGTATAGCTGCAACCTATCCTCAATCAATGCGTAAGTTCTACGTTGAAGATACAGTCACTAGCGCAGTAGGTAGAGCCTTAAGCCTAGTGCTAGACACAGACAAAAAGCCTACTCGTGAGGATATGCAGAAGGTCAAGGCGCATGATGAAGTAAAGGCAACGATCGAACAAACAAAGGCCAAGATGGCGCAAACATCGGGCGAATACATTCCCGTAGTAAAGGAGGACGATCCATGGACTATCAAGCCAGCGACTATGCCGCCCACAATGGGGGAAGCGGTTGCGACGGTGAAAGAGATCATTGGAGGCCAGACCGAGAAGGATATTCCACGTTGTCCTCATGGCGACATGATTTGGAAAACTGGTCAATCGAGTGCAGGTAAGCCATGGGGACATTTCAAGTGTCGCAATGCGGTTACAGGCGAGCTGACTCGATGCCCTAAAGGTGAGGATGTCATTTGGTATGAAATCAACAAAGAGACCGGGGCATGGCAACGACAGAAGGCGAGAGTCTAATGGGACGCTTACAGTTTCAGAATCAAGATGGTGAGTGGGAGTCATTCCCAACAGAGGACGAAATTCACCGATCAAAGGAAGTTATAGCGATCTTAGAAGAATTTACATTTACCACTCGATGCTGTCTCTGTAATGATTCAATACCTTACAAAGACATTAAAGTGAACCTAGTGAATAAGTCATGGTCTTGCGAGAAATGTCACGCGGTCAATGGCCTCACAAAGCCGTAAATACAGAGGATTCTCAACCGAGCGAGTGGTCGCACGTTACCTTTCGGAGTGGTGGCCACATGCGGATATCGGTCGAGGGGCTGGAAAAGATATAACACATGTCCCGTTCGACATGGAAGTTAAGGCTAGATCGGCGTTCCAGCCTAAGGCATGGATCGATCAAGTCACCAAAAGAGCTAGCAAGTCCCAAGACTTGCCCATCGTGGTGTGTCGCTTAAATGGTCAGGGAGAAAGTAGTCCGCAAGACTATTTGGCCTTTATGCGGCTTGGTGATTTGGTCGATCTATTGCTGAGTTCAGGTTACGGGGATTTCAAGGGTGATCGAGATACACTAGAGCCTATGAGATGCAAGATGTGCGGCGCATGGGCGTTCACAGAGACTTGCAGGACATGTGAGAGTGATCCCGATGCCAACTTATGAGTTCGAGTGTGACAATGAGAAGTGTGAAAGCAATGCACGCATAGAAGAATGGCTAAGCATCACAGAACCTCATGACCTTGAGTGTCCATTCTGTCACTCGCCTATGCATAAGGTTTACAGCTCGATAGGGGTATCGTTCAAAGGCTCAGGCTTCTATAGCACAGACAATAGATAGTGATGAAGATCACATTCCATATAGTGAGATTGTAGGAGATGCTACACATGAAGGTATTTGACAGAGATGGTACTCTCAGGCGAGAGCCCTCCAGGGGCTCAGCACGCGCCCGTAAGGGCAGAGCGCGAGTGGTCGCCTTCGTTATTGGGACAGCTCTATTCATGAGCATAGCTCCTGTATCTCAGGGATCAATAGATGCCACTAAAGAGATCAAGTACGCTAAACAGTTAGCTGATTACCAACTAACAGAGAAGCAAGAGAAGTGTCATCATGAGATTGTCTATAGAGAATCAAGATGGAACTATAAGGCAGTAGGTAACCTAAGCGGTACTAAGAAGGTATATGGGCTGTATCAGATGAAGACTGAGAGCCTCAAGAGAAGTACCGCTATTACTCAGTTTTGGATGTACTATCACTATGTAGGTCGTAGGTATGGATGGACTGAGTATGAAGACCCTAACTATTGCAAGGCCTTACATCATCTTAAAACTAAAGGATGGCAATGAGTACTAAGAGAGGTGATCCTCGTGGTACAAGGGCATACAAGAAGCGTAGGCTCGAGGTGCTACAGAGGGATCAATGGTCATGCTTCTATTGTGGACAACCAGCTACAACAGTAGATCACATCATTCCTATAATAAAAGGCGGTGATCCTATTGCATACGATAATCTCGTGTCATGTTGTGCAAGGTGTAACTCACGCAAGGGAAGCAGGTCTGAGGGCCTTTTTTTAGCACAACAGGCCACC